TCTGCGGTAAATGTGTTTATGACTTTGAGCAGGTTCTCAAGAGTGATCTTTCGATCCAGCGGAGTTCCTGCCGGGTCGTCCGAGATGTAAAGCGGGTCGTCCTTGTCCGGTGCTGTGAGCGCCGTCAAGTCAGTGAGGAGTGAGTCCGCCATGTCGTTGCCTTTAGATGGTTTCCGTGTCGGAATTCAGCTTTTTGAGTTCTTCCAGTTGCTGGCTCAGCAGTTCGTTTTGTGCGGATATCGCCGCTGCTGTCGCTGCTCCACCGGGACCGCTCCCCAGGCTCGCACCGTCAGTACCAGCCGGCGGAGCAGGCCCATTCAGGCGGACTGGCCCGAGTCTTTGAGCGTCTCTTCCAGCCCGTTCGCGGATCGCCTGTTGTGTCGGGATGACCTCGATGTTTTCCTGGACTGGAGATGCACCTGCGATGTCCTGCTTTGACACACCAAACGCGAACCGAGCACTATCCTCTGCGAGCTTCTTCAGTCCTGCTACCGCGTCGTTCATAGCTGTGAGCGCAGGGACGAAGACGTTTTCCATGACAGGCCCCACGATATGTTGTGAGAACCTGTCAAACTGACCGTTCATCTCGTTCAAGCTCTGGTCGAGTTTTGTCACTGAGTTGTCAGCGATCCGTTCCATCGTGCCGCCGACATCACTCAACGTGGCAATGAACCCTTCCAGCTTTTCACTGGTTCCCAGGAGCATCTGAATAGCACCAACCGATTTGTCCGAGAATCCCAACGCCATCAGCTCGGCTTTCTTTTCTGCGTCTGACAACCCGTCCATCAGCTTCGTCAATTCCTTGATTGCATTCGCCACGCCGAGAAACTTGCCTTGCTGGTCGAATATCTCCACGCCAGCCGCTGCGAATGCTTCTTTCTGCTTGAGTGATTTCGTGGTCAGGTCACGCAGCACAATTCCGAACTTCGTCCCGGCCTCGGCACCCTTCGCCCCCTGATCCGCGAACACAGCGAGCGTCGCGATTGTTTCGGCCAGACTCACGCCGTAAGTCCTTGCAGCAACCGCAGCGCCGTTAGTCATTGCCTCACTGAATTGCTGCGTAGACGCGTTGGCGAGCGTCTCAGCCCGGACGAGCGTGTCACCCACCAGTTTCAGGTTTGCAAGTTTCTCGGCGGCTGTGCCGGCGCTCAGTCCCATCGCTGACTGTGCGTCCGTCAGCAGGTCCGTCGCCGTCGCCATGTCGAAGTTGCCAGCCTGAGCGAACTTCGCCACTTCCCCGATCGAATTGAGTTGCTCCTCAACCGTCAGACCTGCGGACGCCAGAAAGTAGAACGCCTGAGCCGCTTCCGTCGCCGAGAACTTCGTCGTCTCAGACACACTGAGCGCCGCCTCACGCATCCGTTCCGATTGCTCGACTGATGCGCCCTGGATCGCAACGCTCCGCGTCAAGGCTCGCTCAAACCCCTGCGAGTTACTCAATGCCTTGCCGGCTATCGCCATCCCGCCGCCGACCCCAGCCAGAGCTAAAGCACCACGCCCCGCCGATTTCGCCATCAGGCCGAATTGCGTATTCAGGCCCTTTGTCTGTGCAGATGCCGCACGCGCATTCGAAGTGAAATTCTTCGAATCCATACGCAGATAAGCAACGATGTCGCCGATGGATGCCATGCCCGCTGGTCACCTGTTGCGCACTATCGACCGAACGCCGCGAACACGCCCAACTGAGTCTGCTCGTACAGCTCCTCGTCCGTCAGCTCCTGCCAGGACTCATCGCGGAATCCCCACGCTTCGAGAATCTTATCCGGGTCCAGCGTGACGCCCTCGGCACCCTGCAGTGCGGCTATCGCGTGCAGTGCCGCCAGGATGTCCGCTCGCTGACGGGCCTCGATGTCAGGACCGAACGGGCACGATTCGAAGAACTCGACAGCCTCAGCCCAGTCCTGGGTCGACACTGATCGAAGAAATGCGGCGGCTGACGGATATCCGGCCTGGAGGGCGAATCTCCACGCCAGCCGCCGCCGGGGGGTCAGTTTCCCCCTGCGTTCTCCGGCTTCTTGTTCATGCCCAGCATTCTCAGGCAGTGATTGCCGAGGTTCTCACACAGTTCGGCTGGCATGTTCAGGATCTCATCCAAACCACCATCGGGGAATGAGTCACCCTCAATGAATACCGGTGAGCCTGACTCATCCGACACGCACACCTGAATTAAGCGAGCCTGAAACAGTCGCCGCTTAGTTGCGTCCGGGTCACCGTTCTCGTCCAGCATCCAGGCCTGGATCAGTTCGGAATTCTCCGCCTCGCTCAGATTCCTCACCCACAACGCCACCCCGTAATCGTCGAGGCCCACTACCTTCTCTGTGCGTCTCCAGTCGAGCTGTTTCAGCGCTTGACGTAGTGCGTTCATCCGTCGAGTCTCTCCAGGCGTGTTTCGTGTGCCTTCTCAGCGTCCCCGTCGGCCGCGTCGTGCTGCCTCTGACCCGTCAATTGAGCCTTGTGCAGCTTCTCCCCCGCAATCAGTGCGGCCTCGATCTTCGGAGCCGTCATGCCGCATTTCTGCCGGCACTCATCGTCGTACGGCTCCGCAGCCCCCATCATCACCAGATAGTACGCGCCCGGATGATCGACAATGTGACCCTCTTGGGCCCGGATGCTGGTGCGTCGCTTGTACTCATCCCACGTGATCTGCCGTGAGGCACACAGATTCATCTGCACCTGACGGGCACGTAGCGTTGCTTCCTGGTCGAGCACACCGCCCCGCATGATCATCAGATCGGGATGCGTGATCTCCTGCGACCGAATCAACTTCGCCCTCATGAATCCCCCCGGACTCGTTACGCCGTGACAACCGGAACGCCGTCGATATCACCTTCAATCTCGGCTTTCATCCCGTCGCGGGCAGCGGTGACCGCTTTGAATTTCAACCCAGCGCTGACCCAGTCAATCTCCGACGCCCCGGTATTCGGAAACACGATCTGCCATGTCGTCTTGGCTGGCGTGGCGATGTCGTCGCTCAACTTGATGTGTGGCGCCAGTGCCGGATCCCAGAAGATCATTGCAGTGAACGGGTCGGAATCGGTGTATCCAGTCAACTCACGAGCCACACCGACGCCTGCCTGATCCAGCGTGAGGTTTTCGAAACTGGTCGACTGCATGGACGGCGCATCAACTTCGATGAGCTGTGCGATCGTCGTCATGGTCGACGCGATATCAATCTGCAGGACTGTTCCCTTGCACTTTGAAAATGCCATGCGTTCGTCCTTATGTGACTGCCGTTAGATCGTACTTGTACCCGACTTCCGCCATAAGTAACCGACGGTACACCCTGACCGTATCGTCGTCATCCCGAATTGTGATGGGCTCTTCGTCAGTGCCGCCATCGATCAGAGTCAGGCACTCGACTGTTTCCGCGCCGATAGTTGCGCCGTACTCCAGTTCAAGCAGTGATCTCCGCACGAGGTCTGAGACCGTGTCGATGTCGGCAAAGTCATCAGAGCGAATCTCCACCACCACTGTCGGGAACTGCAGGTCGACTGACACATCGAGCGTACTGCTGATGTCGTGGTCCTCGGTCGATATCACCACGTGCGGTAATGCTTCGCGTGACGGGTCCACAGAACCAAACAGCACGCGATTATCCACGATTGCCGTTATCTCAGTCTTTCCCACCAGATGGGCGCGTAAGGCTGTATCGAGGCTCATATCGCTCTCCTCACCGCTTTGACTTCCGCATCCAGCTTAACCCGCGCTATCCTGATCATCGCCGTCCGTGCCGCCGCCGTACCTGGCGACATCGACCGCTGCATGATCTTCAGTTGCCGTATCCGTCCCGTTTTCTGGCCTGACTTCGTCGTCCGCACCTTCGTTCCCAATGCGAACCAGTGGACATTGTCTTTTGCCACGCCGACGCCGCCCTTGTGTTTTCCGGACCTGTTCGCCGTGTTCGTCTTGCCGACTCCTAGACCAACCTTAGCCTCCATCGCATCCTCGCCCCATCGCCGTTTGAACCGTTTGCCGATCGTCCGCTTGATCGCTCGCCTCAGGTCAGGACTCAGTCCCGCCTCCGCGTCAACCAGCGTCCGCACCACTTTAGCAAATGCCGTCATTCCGGCGTTCGTGGACGATCTGGTGATCGCTCTGGCGGACTTACTGGCCAGCAGGTTTAATCGGGCATCAATCTCCGCAATGCCCGTTACACGCGAAGCCTGTCCGCCTGAGCGTTTGTATGATGCCATTTCAGGTCGCCGCCTGCATGAATTCCAGATATGTGACCCGCAAATGATGCTCAGCACCATTCTTGAGCGTCACAACGCACGTCTCAGGCCCATCCTCGTCTTCCTGGACGCCTGATACGCTCGACACCTCAGACAGCACAATCGCCACGTCGAGGCCGCTGTCGCCGTCTGTGAATTCCTGGAAGTCGCCCATCAACAACCCCCGATCAGACACACTATCCAGCAGACACCCATGATGACCACTGCCCACGACAATTCGTTGCCAGGCCACTTCCAGTCACTCATGCTGGCTCGGCATCAACGCGGATCGTTTCGCGTCGACCGTCCGGGTCGTACGCATTCACAACGTGCAGAATCGTACCATCCTCACGGGTCGCTCGGTCTCCTGATGTGATGGTCACTGACGCAGCCGTGTGGCGGATCAGAATCGCATGGTCGGAGCCCTTGATCCCGCATTGACCCCACACCGTGATGTTCGCGTCCCAGTTATCGGCCGATCCGTCCTGATGCCCGTACACGTCCCGCGTCGGCGCCGCTGCTGGCGTCTCAAACAAGATCCGCTCTCGCATGTTCCCGGCAATCGGCATCACACAGAGGCCATAAACAGAGGGTCGTGATGAGTATACGGCATCAGCAGTGCGTCGATGGCGGTCGATTCGGTAACCGACCCGATCGGAACACGCGGATGATCTGACCGCTGCTCGTACAGGTTTCCGATCAGCAGATACATCGCCGCAATGATGTCCTGCGGTACGTCAGTTCCTGCAGTTCCGTAGCCACCGACATACGTGATCGTCGCACCTGCCACCTGTTTGCGGACGGTCGGCCAGTTCGTGTTGTACGCCGGAATGATATACGGTGGCTCGCTGTAGAGTGACTTCTGGATGTCGGTCGACACGTTGAGTGTCTGACCGTTCCCGTCTGTGTCGACATACGCGAACGTCGTGATTGAGTCCACAGGACCGAACGGCAGGAAGATTTCGCGGGCTCCGTTGGGCAAGCACTCCAGAGTCAGCTCCAGCGTCGTGTCAATCAGCGACCGCCATATACGCTGTTCGATGTGCCGACGCGCCGACTTGATCAGGTCGTCGATCAGTGCATCGTCATCAGCCGCGTCAACCCTCAAATGGAGTTTCGCGTCCGCCGTGCTGATCGGTTCCGCTGCCGGTGCTGTCGTCACCCTGACTGGCATTATTCGCTCCGGCGTTTAGCGGCTTTTTTGCGGACTGGTCGCTTTTTCGGTTGCGGGGTTTTGGCCGCTGTCTCCACGACAGGCTCGCTGACTCTAAATGGCTCGGCGGGTTTTGCGGGTTCTGGCTCATCAATCCGCTCCGCCCCTCTGGTATCAATCCACCGTTGTCCCAGCTCATCATTGACGGTCACTTCTTGCCCTGGACCGCCTTCGGAACCTGGGAAATTCGACCGGTGTGATAGTTTCACGCGCATCAGACACACCCCATAAAAGCAAGCCCCGGCCGAGTCAGAGGGGTCGACCCGACCGGGGCAGCGCGAACGGATTAAGCCTGCAGCATGTGCTGGATGGCACCGGTGTTGATGCAATCTCCATCATGACGGGAGAAGGCAACGAAGGCCGTCTGATCGAGGTCACGATAACGCTCGTCCAGTCGGTACAGTCGCAAGCCAGCCGCGTCTCGGATGATGTACTTCGAGAAATCACCGACAAGCATCGTTTTCGTCGCCGTGGCAACGGTCGCCTGCATGTCCTGATTGATCGTGTACGGCTTGCCAAGCAGCCGATTCGGTTCGGACGAGGTCAGTCCCTCACTCCACAGGTAGTTCGAGTTTCCGTCCTTCAGTTTTCGGATGTAGACGAGAATCCCGTCGTTCATCATCCAACCGAAGCCCGGAGCCGACCGGTACGCCGGGTCAACCGCGTGGTACAGGTCGAACACCTCATCAAAGGTAATCGCAGTGGCACCCGCAGTCGTCACACCCAGAGACGACGCAGTCACAACACCGTTCGGCTTCGAGGAAGCGTCACCGGTCGTGAAATGCGTGTTCGTAATCCGACCAATACGCGTTCCCACCTGACCGGCAATGATCGGAGCCAGGTTGAAAGCCGAGTCTTCCAGCAGTTCCTGCGAGACGATCACAGGAGTTGAGGAGTACTTGTAAGCGTTGAACACGACCTGTGCGAACGTCGCTTCGACCGACGCACCAAATGTCGTATTTTCCGCCAGGATAGCACCGACGTTTCCGGTGTCGTCCTCAGTCGGCCACGGCATGTCATTACCGGAGTCAGTCCGCACAACGCGGGCAACCCGTCGAACTCCGCCGAACGCCAACTGTGTGCGTTCCAGCTCCGCCATGAAGCCTTCCGGCACGGTATGACCACCGTCAGCGGCAGTGCCCACCGACATATACCGGGTCTCTTTGGTCAGTCCGTCGCGGGAGACCCACATCGGTTCCTGACTCATTGACCGGGTCTTGATCTTGAATTCCCGGGCGTTGGGATTCACTCCCACCCGCTGACAGGACTCCCGCTGAGCCTCAGTGATCTCCATGCCGCTCTGAGTCCGCATCCACGCCTGAAGACCGTTGCAGCGATCTTCTTCGGTCACGCCGGTCTGCGGATCTGGCCGATGCGGGTCATCTGGCGCCGGAGTGAACGTCTTCGCGTCAATCTCCGCAGCCCGGATCGATCGCTCGATCTGGTTGTAATCTGCGTTGACCTGCTGCCACTGCGTCTCATCCTCACCGGTCCACTCGCGGCCCTCGGTGTCGTTGAGTTCTCGCAGTTCGTTGATCTTCGCACTCCCGGCACCCGCCATCTCGCGGAGTTCCTTGAGTGACTTGCCCTTGCAATCTGCCATTGTGAAGTTCCCTTGAACATGAGGCGTGTTGTGAAAACGCGCCGCCCTCTGTGGGGCAGTCAGGAACTTCTGTGGCTGGGCACAAGATTTTCCTATCTGTACGATTACTCGTTGCGCTTAATCGTGCAGATGAGCGGACATGGCCTCAGAGCGTTTTTTTCGTGCTTCCGGAGTGTTCAGGCTGACCAATTCTCGATGCGTGGTCAGTTCGGAACGAGCTTCCGCGAGATGATGCTCCAGCCACTCCTGAAATCTCCGCTCCGGCATTCCTTCGCTCGATCGGGCTGTCGTCGCCTCGTACGCCGGGAACGTCACAGGACCAACTTCGTACAACTCAACCGCGTTGATCTCTCGGATTGTGATCGTGCGTTCGTCGTGCGTTTCGTCTCGCCAGGTCGTTTCCGTTGGGACGAACATGAACGACGACCCGTCCACATCCCCCCGCTTGACCGACTCGACCACATGCTGATAAGCGTCCGGTGGTGTGACTGAATATCGCAATCCAACGGAATCGACCGACAGCGTCAGGGTGCCTGAAAGACTCCTGCCCAGCACAACATCTGGATTGTGGTTGAAAAATGACCGCACGTCCGAGTCTGCGATCCCAGAGAACGCACTCGACATAATCCGCTCGTACACGTCGTCCCACAGCCGGTACTCAGTCCCGGCATCGTCCTCGCGATAAAACACCGCGCCGTAACCGCTGATCTCCGGAACCTGCTCCTCTGATTCGCCACGCTCCAATACCGTCAGCCCACGCTGACACAGACCTGGAATCAATCGCGTCATCTGTCCGCCTCCCATGAGAACCCGTGTATTGACTCAGCCGCGATCGTTTCTGCGACCGTTTCCATCTCGTCGTCTGCCATACCGTCTACAAACGCCGCCTTGGCCCGCTGAGACACGAACCCGGCAAACTTGATGTCGTCCTCGATGCCGTGGTGACCGGCCAGAGCGTCGAACGGGACGAGCGCCTCAGTCACCGTGCTGTCGATCGCCGGTTTCCCGCGTTTCACGCTCAGCAGGATGCGTTTTGCGATTCTGCGGGCTGTCGACCTGGCCAGCTTACGTATCGACTTCAGTTGATCCGTTGTCGGTCCTGATCGAACGGGCTCAGGCACGGATGGCGGGTCAGCACCCACAGGAGCCATATTCACCGGCACGAACAACTCATCACCGCCCTCGATGGCCGGCATGTTCTCGGCTTTACGGGCCTCATCAGCCAACATGAACGGACGACCGACCGCCTGACGGTAGAATTCCGCTCGTTTGCCCGGATCAGACCGCAGCAGAGCCTTGCGTTCGAACTCGATGACGTGGGAATCTGCTCGCTTTTCGGCTTCGGTGAGAAGCTTGCATTCGCACTCGTATTCCCACGCCGTCAGCCACGGCTCATACGATTCGTCGAGCGTCGCCTGATTCTCCTCGGTGAGGCTGTTGTACGACGTTCTACCCTCAGCGCCGACCTTATGCGGCGGCAACTGAAGCCAGTTGGCAATCGAGGTCAGGCTGAACTTCCGACCTTCGATGAGTTGAGCATCCTTCGCGTTCACTCCCAGCGGTTTCGCGGTGACACCCTGCTCCAGCAATGCGGTTTTGTGTGCGTTTTCGAGTCCGGTGCTGAGTTTCTGCCACGATGTCTGCAAACGCTTGTACGCCGTGGGGCTCAGCTCGTTCGGAACCTCTAACACGACTTTAGGCGTGGCCGCATTTTTGAAAAACGTACCGGTGTACTGAGTCTGAGCCCGATCCAGACCCAGATCCTCACGCGCCATCTCCAGCAGCGGATAACCGACCAGCCCATCCGACCCCAGACCGCGGATGTGCAACACATCCATGTGCTCCAGGCGGATAATCTCAGACTGCGAGTCTTCCATCACGCCGCCGACGGTCGTCACGTAGTACAGCTTCCCGTTCGCTTTTACCGGATAGGTCTGGTCAGGTTGCAGCGGAATCAGACCGCCACCCTGCGCCACTGGGAGAATTGACCCCGCCTGAGGCCGCACGATCGCCGCGTAGCCGTTTCCACGCAGAATCGCCTGAGCAGTCAATGTGCGTTTGAACTGGAATGCGTCATGCCAGGGAGACGATTGACGCCGCAACGGATGAAATGCCGCGTGTTGAGTGTCGCGTTCCTTCTGGTCACCGTTTCGCTTGTAGACGAACAGAGGAACCTTGCCGACAGTGTTCGCGATCAGATTGACGCCGCGCCAGATGCCGGAAATCATCAACGCCGTGCGGTTGTTGATTGACACGCCGCTCGATGATGACCCGTACGACTCGCCAAACACCTGCGCCCAGACCTCAGGGTCGTTAAGCGGCAGGTTTGGATTGTCCAGCACTCCTCGCTGGCTGACCGGTCGTAGCAATCCCATCGGCAGAACCCGTGGCGGCTCGCAGTGCGATACTGAGATAGCCGAGCACTGACACGCCTGCAGATATGTAACCCGCTGGGGAGTAAACCTGCCAGACACCAACAGTGATCAGCACACACCCGAGGCAATACAGAATGTCCTCCCAATTGTCCCGGATGACGTGGCTGCCTTCGTTGCGCTCGCTCATAGCACTCGGATCCCCCGCTCCTCGTAAACCGACTTGTCTGGCGCTGGCTCGAACAACGCCTCAGACAGAGCCATGATCACCGCGACAATCGGATCGATCTTCTCGCTAGACTTCTGCTTGTCGGGCATGATGTTGCCCGCAGCGTTGTATTTCGGCACCACGTTATCCGCAGCCCACGCCAACAGCTTCGATCCCCCGTGTCGGATGCGTCCCTCGGCCAGTAAGTCGAGCAGTGCGTTTGTCGGCTCGTTGTACTTGTCGCACGACTGCCGGAACTCGAATACCTGAATCCCGTGCGTGTCGACCAGTTCCGTCAGTTCGCTCCGCGCGTTCGACGGGTCGGCCGCAATTGACCGCACGTCGTACTGTTTCGCCCAGTCCACAGCGTATTTGATGACCGCCCGATGGTCCGTCACATCCCCGTCCGTGACGATCAGTTCGCCGGCTCGGATCAATTCGGGAAATGGCGGCTTCGTCAGGTCACGCTTCGTCTCGGACGGGATCCAGGCCCTGATCTTGATGCCATACAGCGGCTTTTCTTCGTCTTCCGGGTTATCCAGCGGAAATACCCACCCAATCGCCGCCAGGTCGTCTCGCCAGCCCTTGTCCAGCCCACCGAAGCACGCAGCACCGGCAGGGATGTCCGGTTTCTCGTTCCCGCGATTCCACAGCTCCTGCTCAATCAGCTTGTCGCGGCTGCTCACCGGTCGATTGCAGTAATACCGCTCCCACTGGTTCCGCTTGACAGGATTGTGGCGGGAACTGGTCGCCATCTCCCGCAATCGGTCGATCGACACGGCTGAACCCAGCAACGGGTTCGACTTCTGCCACGCCGTCTCATCGAACGGGTCGTCGTCCTTGTCCATCTCGAAGATGTAGCTGAAATACCCCGGATGATCGACGATTCCCTTGAGTACCTTCTTCGCGTAATCATACTCCGGCTTCCACAAAGCGCTCGAATCCGTCCCAGCGGTCGTGATGTAGACCAGCAGGGAGTTCTTGCCCTTCATCGCCGTTTCGACCTTCTCGATCAATTCTGTGTGCAACTGCCGCATTGCGTGCAGTTCATCGACGACCGCCGCGTGATACGAACCGCCGTCGAGATTATTGCTGTCTGAGCCCAACGGATAGAACTTTGCGACCGTCCCATCTCGGCGATACTCAATCTCCGACAGCCCTCGCCGGATGGTCACGTACTCGCCGATGTCCGGGATCGACTGCAGGAACTCCCCCGCCGGGATCCACACGTATTCCGTCGACTGCTTGCGGGTCGTCGCCACAGAAACGACCTCGGCACCCGGCTGAGGCGGCAGGTCGGCGCAGAACAGCATTGTTGCCAACCCGGCCGCTAACGGGCTTTTCCCATTCCCTCGAGCCATGCTGATGTACGCCTTGGCGAATCGACGCCTTTTTGGGTCGTCTGCCCGTCGCCAGCCGAACAACAACGCAATCATCGTTTTTTGTGACGGCTGCAGGGCGAATCTCTGCCCGGCTGACACTCCACGAGGGAAAGTCAGCTCCTCGAACCACGAGACCGCATACCACGCGTGATGCCAGCAGAAAGCGTAGTCGTCGAGTTTCTCCAGGTCTTTCCGGTGCCGCTGGATCGCACGGACTTCCGACTTTCCCGCAATGACGGAACCACAGAGCACCCCGTCGCAATATGCCTCGACCTCATCGGCGAGTTGCTCAATTTCGCCCATACATCGCCTCGGCAAAGGCTGCGCGGTCTTTGAAGCGTGTCGGGGCTTCCTTCGTCGACACATTCCCCGGGAAATCTGGCGGATCCTTCTGGCGATGGTGCGGACTGAATCCGAACATCATCCCGAAGTCCTTCAACTGACCGTGCAGAGTCTTGAGTATCGCAATCTCAGGGATTGGCGCCCGGTTCCCGGTCGACGTCGTAGTCGTCCAGTTACCAACGCCCAACTCATTCAACAGTCCGCTGAC